CATTGACATCGTAATCATCGGCTTCATTTGCTCCAAGGATCTTCCTTGCATGAATGAGTTTACCTACAGTCAGACCTTGATCTCCTGATCCACCATCTACTTCAAAAGTAGTGTCGTTGATTGCAATCTTCTGATTAGTATCATCAAAAGCAATTGACGAACTGGAAGCACTTCCAGAGGTTGCAGAATCACCAGTTGATCCAAAAGCAGTACCAGTTAAAGCTTCAATGACCTGTTCATCCATTGCTCTACCCATTGCCATAGCAGCGTTTTGGGAATAAGCAGATGCAGGATCAATAAGAAGCCTGAGTTTATCCGGATTATCAATCATGTCACCCCAATCAAAATCGACAGGTGTTACCCTACGTCTATCATGTGGTGTACTGATTAATGGGCTATCAGCATGTCTGCTAGTAACCTTTTGAGCAGCTACTGAATCAATACGATCCATGAAGACTTCTTCACCAACCTTACCTGATTCAAGAGTAACTGCATTGCGAGTACGACTTCCCATCTGTTGGACAAGAAGTTGCACGTTGGCATCGAACTGTTTGACGAATGCCGTTGTGATTTGTGTGGACATATAAAGTCTCCGCAATACGTGAATAATAAAACGCTATTTTGCAGATTGTCCACATGGGGTCCGCTAACAAAATTAATTGCCAGGGGTCTAAAACCTTGTCTGGACTAATTCAACCCAAATAACTGTAAAGCTTAGTCATCTTCTCAACGGCATCCTTATGACCAGGATGGTATCCGTCTTGATAGGCTTTCCTAAACTCTACATCACTCATCAATTCGTTGATTTGTGTTTGGGCTGAAGCTGGATTCATTCCACCAAGAACTGCGTTATTGGTTCCTGGCAGTACTGAATCTTCAGCTAATACTTCTCCTATTTTGGCAAATACCTTCAATAGTTCTGGATGGTTTCCCATACCAGTTTCTTCCAAGACTTTTACCGCTTCAGGAGTAGCAAAATTCATAAATGCTCTGCGTGCCATTTCAAGATTGTGGTTAAAACGATCACCCCATTCTTGTTGTAGCTCCTGCAGATTTTCTACTTCGAATTGCTCAAACTCTGCATCTTCCTCATCCATGCGATGTTGCATGTCTTGTTGGTAGATATCGTATAGTGCAGATGCTTGGTCATTGTTTAAACCTAGTTGATGAGCAATCTCTCTATAGTTTGCTGTATCTTCTGGTGAATGATCACCTAGTTCATAACCATCATGGTTTTCTGGTCTTCCTAAAGCATTATAAACATCATCATACGATTCACCGTTTTGTGGTAAACGTAAAAGTTGTTCTGCAGGAACACCCATTTTTTTGACTAGATTGACGTAGGACTTCGCAAGTTTGTCTACACTATCAAAAGTCTGTAGTGATGGTTCTTGGTTTAATCCATCTGGTAATCCAGTAGGATCAAACGATAGTGATGTTTGTTGTATTGGCTGATCTGAACTTAACAGACTACCGCCAATGGCTTCTGAAGAACCAGCATCTGGGCTTGGTGCTGCTTCAGAAGTTGTCATCGATGCTTCGGTCATAATTCTGTTTCATCATGGTTTGAATTCGATCCGCATCTAAAGAAACATAATTCAGGATTGCGAGGATGACTGATCTTCGTCCTTCATTATATGCAGTTTCATGCGAATCACTGGTTTGTGTGGAAGTCCAGAGAAAGTTATTTTTCATCAAGTCTTCCAGTACTTCTCTTCCTGGTTCGGTTGAGAATACTTCTTTGTAGGTTGCCCTACGTTTTCTATCTTTTTCAAACATTAGTTAGCTAACTGATCTGCAGCCATTGCTCGATTTTTTTCTGCTGCAGATGTAGTCTGATCAATGTTTGCTGATATCTGTGCTTGTTGTAAAGTCTGCAATAATGCTGATTGTTCTTGTTGCTGTTGTTGTTCCTGTTGGAACTGAGCCTCATCTTTAACAACACTTGGTGGTGTTCTAAGAATATCTGATCCTAGTTTTACAATCTGTGAAGTATCCAGCCTCTGCAGAATGGTTGGGTCGATTTGGGCTATAGGAGTTAAGAACTGAATCAGTTGGGAAATACTGTTTAGTTCATAGCCCCGCATTGCAACAGAGACTGGATTTCGGTATTCGATTTTAAACTCTTCTTGCTCCATGATGATATCTGGAGGCATTGGAAGCATGTTGTTGGTCAATAGGATCTGCGTAGTACGCTCAATCATAGGACCTAACATTTCTATTTCTTGTCGTGCTACTAGAGGTCCAATAATTTGCAAGCGATCCCTTTGCCTTGCTTGAACCTCTGTAGCGGTAAATCTAAGAACATCACCATCGTTTGCTACTGGTCCTGGTAATTCCATCATGTCTAGATAAAATGCCTTTTCAATGTTCTGTCTTACTTGTGACATTTTCATTTCTGCAATATCTACACGACCTGGAGTTGGCATTGGAAAGATTCTTTCGTCTTTCCCTAAACCAGAACGATAGTAGTTAATTCCTCCTGGTGTGGTTCTAACAGGATTTAAGAATCCGTCATCAGGAATCATAAGTGGTGGATCTACCATTTTCTGTAATGCTTTGAGATAAGTCTTTTCCATCTCATTAAGCATCTTAATATCTGCTAATGCTTCAGCACCTGGACCTCTTCCATAGGTTTCCTGACTGTTTCTTTCCCAACGACTGCATACAAATGGAAAAGAATCAAAACCACCTACGTTTAGAATGGTTTTAACAGTAGGCATGAAGTAGATACTGACAAACGGAAATCGTTTGATAGGAGCATCTTTAAAGGTAGATACAGGTTTGACTACATGAACGCATTCAAACTTGTCGTAATATTTTCCTGCTTCTAATGCTTTTTTTACTTTATCAGGCAGTTTTTCTTCGCCAAATGCTTCTAATACTTCTTTTGCAGTATGCTCATAAACTCGATAGATCGTATCTACACGACCCATATCGTTCTTAGCTAGATAACAATTATAAAGCGGATAACTGGCAAAGTATGGTCCTTCACCTGGAATATCTCTTACATGCATGATTCCTGTGCCAAATGCACCTAAATCAAGAAGATATTCATGCATTGAAGGATGAAAGTTGTTATGTGGTCTGTTAAAGGTCTGTATCAGGATTCTGGTTGTTTCTTCTAGCCACAACTTAACGTCACGTTCTTCGTTTAATGCACCATTACGCATCTTCAACTCAAACCAGCTTTGGGTGCTGGGAGTCAATAGATTGTGCATTCCTGAAGAAAATCTAGTCAGAGCACGTAAAGGTGTAGATTCAAAAATCTTTTCTCTACGTTTTTCTCCTTGTGTTCTAAGCGTAAGAAAATCACTTCGATTAGGAGAAACAAGATCTCCTATTTCCTGCCAAGTGTTTTCCCAATTACGTCTAGAATCTTTGAGTGCTGCTAACTCTTGACTCAGTTGTGTAAAGAGATCCATTAGCCAGTAAGACCTTTGAATGTTTGTCTTCTACCGAAACCAGATTTGTTTTTTCTTCGCATGGAGTTGCTTAACTGTGCTCTTGAAAATGGATTAGCAGAAGATGTGTCTGTTTGTTCTTCTTCCATTTTCTCACCAGTTAATGTTGCTTGAATATTTTCAGCAGTATTTTTAATGCCTTTATCACGGTCATATAAAACACCACCTAAACTCAACTGTGTATCTAATGCTTCTCCGACTGATCCACCCATTAGTATTTTCCTGTGATTAAGGTTCTCGCCGTTTGACCACGACCAAATTTCTGTTTGGCTTGTTGTCTCATGTTTTGACCAAGCTGACCTAATCCAACACGTTGAGACATTTGTTTTGCTGCTGTTTTATCAACCATTCCTGATGCTTGATTCATCATCTCATCTAATGATCCTGGCAAACCCATCATGTTTGCTACATCACCTCCAAACTTCTTAATAGGATCAGTAATTGGTTTAGTAATGGTATCTGCTGTTGTTACAAGCTTGTCGGTTGCAGCTTGTAAACCAGATTCATCTGCAAAAGTTTCTGCCTGTGATTGAATGTCTGTAGATCCTAAATCAACTGCACCACCAGTACTTCTTTTAATAGCACCACTTGTTTCTTTAGTGACTTTATCTACTGCTTTTCCTGCTGATCCACCCATGGTGTCTCCTTATGAGAAATATTGATATTCAAAGTCTTGAGTACCGATTGCGTACTCCATTCTAGGTTTTTCTTTATGTATGGTTGCGTAGCGTACTGACATTGTTGCGTACCTAGTTGCACTCATGATGTCATCACGTTCTTTAATGATCTTTCCTTCTTTTCTGTGGTACATTCGCATCTCTGCGAACCATTCGGCAAGATGTTCAAATACTTTAAAACGCCCTGACTGCATTCGCTGCAAAATGTCCATGATACCTGGCTCAACAGAAAAACCACCATCGGGATTGCTGAAATGGCTACCAAGCATATTAACACCAAGCCGACGATACTGTTTAGCAAGTGGATCGCCAGAACCTTTGTCATGTTGCATACCATCATGAGGCCATGCCACAGGTATCCAATCGCCTTTAGAACGTATTGCATGGGCATGAGCAATAGGTGTTTCAGCACGTATTGTGTATAAGTCATAGACGTAGATCGTGTCTGTTTCACGATCCCATGCAACCCATACTGCAGCAAATGGATGATCCCAACCAAAGTCAATCCCACAGACTTTAGGCCAGTATTCTGGAATCTGAAACGCAGGTATCTTGATAGAGTCTTCATCAATTGGGTATACCAATCCTGAACCAAGAACAGGAACCCCCTTTGATCGCATATTTCTTTCATGCGGTGGAAGTGCTGCAAGTATTTCATTCCTGGTTTGTTCATCCAGGTGTGGTGCATCATCCCAAGTTGCATGATAGAGTTGCTGTCCTGGTTTTAAATCGTTCATGAACTGAGCAACTGTATTCGTCATTCCTTTCTCTGGAGTAAAGGTCATGAAGATCAGTCCTTGAGTCTTCAAGGTCGCTCTGAGTCCTTGTGAATAAATATCCTGTGGTGGTTCTTCGTCTAGCCATACAATGTCTACCGCTTTACCCATCCATTGTTCTTTGCCTTGTTCATAAGACTTGAACCAGATTTTTGAGTTCTTACCTGATGCATGACGAACAGTAACTGCAGAATAGGCATTAGGAATGCCAGGAAGCCTGTCTGTGTGAACAATTCTGTCTTTGGGTATGAGTCCTTTACCATAGTCTTCTGGATCTCCTGGTTCCCCTAATAACTCTGCTTGGACAATATCTCTTGTATTTGCATTAGTATTTCCTGCAGCCCATATTTTAATTGCAGAATCAAACCTATGTCCTTCCCACCAATCAGGATAATCACCTAATGCATGTATCGCTAGTTCAGCAGCACCGCAGTAGGTTTTACCAACCTTATTCGCTGCCATAAGCAGCCTTTGCTTTGCTCTATTCTTGTTAAGATCTCTCGCTTTATGAAACTCAACTTGATAACCATAAGGATGATAATAATGAATCCTGTTGGTAGATTTTAATTCTGTAAGCTGTTGTAAGACTTTGACAGCTTGTTCTACATCTGTCATTCAAGAATCTTTTGTCCTGATACTCTTGCACCTAAGTCAGCACCTTTTTGTCCTCCACCTCTAGGTCTGCCTTTGTATTGCATTTGTTTTCTTTTTACAAACTTACTTAATCTCTCTGTACCTTGTCTCATGACCTGACCACGTATATTGGATTCTTTAACTTCTGGGTCCATTGTGAAAACAGATGCATTAGACATCCGAATACCCTGTGTTGATGGAATGTCACTTGCGGTAGGTCTGAGTACTTTATATTTCTTTCCTTTATGCTTTTTAGGATCTTCTCCTGCAGTTATCTGAGTTGTTGCTTCTAGTTGTACTTTGTCTCTACCAACTGCAGTAGGGTTGTCAATATTCCTTCTTGGTTCTACTGAACGATCTAATCCTTTAGAAACATCTGTTGGTTTTTCTAGTTTTAATAAAACATTGCTTATTGTTTTATCAATAGCCTGGATTCTTGGTGTATTCCTGATATTGGAATCATGTTTCTCATGCGTGTATTTCCATGCTCTGATAAGTGCATGATGCATAATCTTTGCGTTAGCATGGCCTTTTGTGGATTCCCTTAATGATTCCTGTCCTAATTTTAATAACCTTTGTTCAGGCTTCAGATTAGAATTTTCAGCATATAACTGTTCTAATCTAGTAAATGCAGAGTATGCGGTGTTTTCATAAAAAGTCTGAGATCGGCCTGGATAGAATCTTTTTAGATCCTTCATGACCATATCTGCTTTTTGTGACCAATGTTTCATTAAAGTAGGAGAGGCTAAGCAAGAGGAGCAAACTTAACCTCTCCAATTGGAGCCGCTTCCTTACGACTCACAATCAAGAACACCGACATCTCCATTTCCGTAATGACTTATTAATTCTACTATTAGGGTCTCTTGCTGTCTTTGCAGATGTTAATCTTCTCTTCATTCCGCACATCCTGGAACAAAAAGACTTTCTTCTTGCTGCACGTTTGCCTTTAGGCTTTCTTTCCGTAACAGCCATTTTTAATTTGCTACCAGGATTCTGCCTGCGATAAGAAGCAATCCCTTTTCTATTCAATCCACCAGACTTGGATTTACCTTCTTTCCTTTGCCATGCTGGTGACTTTGCCATTAGTTGATTGCTCCTATAGGCTCATCTTTCATCTCAGGAAGTATAAAAGGCGCAGCCTTGGTCTTTACTTCTTCTTTACCTAACAATAGATCCGCTTTCTCACGACCTACTAAAGACACAAGTTCTGCTTCTAATTGCTTTACACTTTTCTGATCTTCTTCTATTTGTACCTTATCTGTAGCCTTAAACCCTGCTCTATCCATTAAATCTTTTGCAGCTTGATATCTCACCGTATCCGAATCTGATTCTTCCATTAATGCCTTCATTGCAGAAAACGCTTTAGGCGTATGATCTACAAACATCTCTAACATTCTCTTCTGTATCTGATTCGCTAACTGCCTCTTTAAATTGCAGGCTTGGTTGCTTATATACTTACCATCCTTGTAACCAGCATCTATTGCTGATTGTCTGGCATTGCCTGTCTCGCAATAAAGATCAACAAACTTAGCCTGCATCTCTAACT